GACATGAAGCGTCTCCAGCGTGGCGGCCATTCCGTCAAGAGCAACCGCAAGATCCACAACCGCTATGTCTTCGGTGCCTTCGCCTCCATCGCCGAGCGGCTTATGTACGAGTTCACGGACGATGTCATCGCCCGGATTCGGGAATCGGAACTGGGGCAAACAAAGTGAAAATCAGCGGGAAGTCTTGATTATTTGTCCGGAAAGTTGTTTCTTTGTAAACACAAACGCAATACAAACGCAATACGAAGGAATTATGAGGCTTGGAAAAGACGATATACTTGTAATCAAGGCTGTTCTGCTGTATATTCTTACGCATAGCGAGGATAGGAAAAGGGACATCTACAGCCTTGTGAAGGCGGCTTATTATGCGCAGCAGAGCCATCTTGCGCAGTATGGCACTCCCCTCTTCAAGGATTGCATCTGCGCTTTGCCGTTCGGACCGGTGCCATCCAACATCTACAATGTCCTGAAAATGGCACGTGGCGATTCTCGTGTTCTCAACTACCATAAGGCAGACAATATGCACTTGGCCTCGGATGCCATCGCTTTCGAGAATGAAAGATATTCAGCGAAAGAAGATCCCGATCCGGATTTTCTTTCCCAGTCTGACATTGAATGTCTGAACTATGGAATCAGCAAGGTAGCCGGAATGTCTTTCAGCCAGATAATGGATGACACGCACGGGCAGGAGTGGAGCCGCGCTTTCAACAGCGGATCTTCTTTGAAGGAGATGAACCTTTTAAATATAGCCAAAGAAGGAGACGCTTCCTCGGATGCTTTGCAGTACCTTAAGGATTTCCTTGAGACTGACAGGTTTGCAAGGTTATGATGGAACTTGGCTCATTTCCTGCCGAACTAAGAAAGTTTGCTGTCGAGATCGGTCAAGTCCTGAAGATGGAGATGTTTCCGGAGGACAGAGTGAAACCTAAACCGGGAAAGGAATCCAAGCCAAAAGGGTTCGTCATCATCGGCAGAACGGATGACGGTGGTGTGCTGGCCGCACTTTTGGTTAACACCCGGATCAATGAAAGGATGTTTGCCCGAATCGCACCTTACCAACATTTGGTGAAGGCTGCCGACAATGACTATCTGGATCATGATAGTTATGTGGATTGCTACACAGTGAGGGAGTTCAACAGTGATAGGGTCTTGGAAAACGCTGAATATCTTGGGCATATTAAGGAAGAAGATTTAGCCGAATGCCTTGAACATGTCCGGCAGTCACCGGCCATCAAGCCCTATGTGCTGAAAAAGTTCAACTTATAGGATCGAGGTGTGATTTTTGCAAAGAGTAGATTAACACTTAATTCTGATTGAGTATGTTCTGGGGTTCTTTTGATGTTCCTATAGGAGTGATCATCCTCGTTCTTCTGGTTGTATTCTGGAAACCGGTGACGAGCAAAATTCTTTTGTGGGTATTCGTCATCATCACGTTCCCTTTCGTCGCATTGTGGAAGGGCATAGAGAAATTAGCCGGAATAGATGAAAGTAGTTGTGGGACATCCGATGAGGACACAAGAGAGCTCGCAATAGAACGTAGGTGGCTGATGAAGAAGGTGATCCTCTCAGCCGCTGGTTTTCTGGCTTTCTTCGCAATCATTATCTGGACACTGCCTCTATTCGACATCTACGATTGGAAAGTGGTCGGCTGGCTATCACTCGCAGCCTTCGTATTAACCGTGATCATCGCCACCAGAACAAAGTTCTTTGATCCACCAAGGATTAAATAATCAACACCTTTGTCCTTTGCAGCCGCTTGATAGCGGCTATTTTTGTGCCATAAAATCACGTGAGATTATGGCAAAAAGAATTACGGATGAAGATCTTCGGCTGAACCTGATTGTCAACGGGGACGGGGGCAGAAAGCAACTTCTTGAACTGGAAAGGCAGATAACCAGCACAAGTGCCGCTATAGAAGAGACACGGAAA